CAATTTAGGTGCTTCTTTTGAAATATACATTGGAACAACTAAAACTGGTGACTTTGTTTTACAAGTTGCTAACGCTAGTGACACGATGACTGGTAATGCACTCATCGTTGATACTGACACTAACGATACTGGTGAAGGTTTTATGACTGCAGCTGCTTCGGACACTATTACTTTAGACGGTAGTACATCTGGAGGATTAGCTGGATCAATCATAACTTGCAAAGCTATTGGTGCAAACAGATGGGGCGTACAAGTCACATCAGGTGGTACTGGTAACTTAGTTACACCTTTCAGTGCAGCAGTAAGTTAATAAATATATGTGGGTGAGAAGTGTAAGACCGATTCGGATCTTGCCACTCGCCCACACCAAAAGGAGAAAATATGGATTCAGATCAAACAACGCTAAATAAAACTACAGGTGCGGCTTCTGTTTTAAGAGCAGCTAGAAGCAGAGTTACTTCTATTCAAGGTAGAGGTGAAGCAGGTTCTGTTTTACTTTTACATGATGTGAGTGATGCTACAAATGCTGCATCAGGTAATTTAAAAGCAACCTATAAGTTTGAAACAGAAGGTTTAGACATTATGATTCCTGGTTCTGGTATACTTTTTGAAAACGGAGTTTGTGCAACTTTAACACAATCATCTGGCACAGACGGAAGTGTTACTATGACAATTACAGGAGCGTAGTAAATGGCTAACACCACTTCGGGAACAACAACGTTCGATAAAACTTTTGCTATTGATGAAATAGTGGAAGAAGCACACGAGCGAATTGGTTTACAAAACGTAGCTGGTTATCAATTAAAATCTGCAAGAAGATCTCTTAATATTCTTTTTCAAGAGTGGGGAAACAGAGGTATTCACTATTGGGAAATAGGAGATACCAATCTTGATTTAATTGAAGGGCAATCAGATTATGATTTTTTTAGATCAAGTGATGATGGTACGAGTGCAACAACAACTGCTCCTGCCAGTGTATTTGGCATATCTGATGTTTTAGAAGCACAATTAAGATCTAATAGAACTCAAACCACACAAGCAGATAGCCCAATGACAAAAGTAGATAGATCTACTTACGCAGCCTTTTCAAACAAATTATCAAAAGGAACACCTAATCAATATTGGGTAGAGAGATTTGTAGATAAAGTTAGAATACATATATATCCAACACCTGATTCTACGAATGCATCTAAAGACATGCATTTTTATTTTATTAAAAGAATACAAGATGTTGGTGATTATACAAATGCAACAGACGTGCCATTTAGATTTGTTCCTTGTATGGTTTCAGGACTTGCATACTATTTAGCACAAAAATATAAACCAGAATTAATTCAAGCAATGAAACTTGCTTACGAGGATGAGTTAGCAAGAGCACTAGCAGAGGATGGGTCAGCTTCAAGTACATATATTACCCCTAAAGCTTATTACCCAGGAACATAATGGCAAAATACGCAACAGGTAAATATGCAAAAGCAATATCAGATCGTTCAGGTTTAGAGTTTCCTTACAAAGAAATGGTTAGAGAATGGAACGGTTCTTTAGTTCATGTTTCAGAGTTTGAACCAAAACAAACACAATTAGAACCAAAGCCAATGAATGGTGATT